TATTTTTTTTTAGAACTTCCCCATAATGTTATATCAACATCTCCAGTAGAGCTATCCCAGGTTATTCTATCAACCAACACTGATATAAGATATTTTTTCATATCAACCGAAGCATCATCTATAGTATTATAAAAGGTATTTAAGTTATTAACTATTAGATCTAAATCTAGGTCTAGTTCAACTATTTTTGCTTTGTTTGAGCTAAGCAATTCTATTTTAGATTTTATATCATTAATTTCTTTTTCACGTTTTTCAATTTCAGCTATTATATACTTCCCAGCAGTAGAACTTGGGTTTTCTGATAGTTGCTTTACTAAAGTTCTTATAGCATCTTCATTAGCAGATAAAGAACTATTTAATAACTCCAATTCACTGGATGAATTATCTGCAGCAGCTATTTGTTTTTTAACATTCTTTAATTCATTAAGTAATAGTCCATTATCTTTGGTAACTTTTTTGAGCTTATCTATAACAATTGGTTCAATCTCATCAGTTCGAATATTTGAATTATCACACCTAGTTCCTTTGGAATCAATTTTCATTGAGCAGCCATAGTAAAATCTTCGTTGGCCATCTTTATCAGTTGATCCATGTAATACGGTCATAGGAGATCCACATTTACCGCATCTTATTAATCCAGTTAAAAGAGCATTATGAGTTTTACCAAGCCTAGGAGCTTTACTTTTATTAGTTTTTAAAGTATCCTGAATTTTCAACCATGCATTAGCATCAATTATACCTTCATGTTTAGCTATAGCTGCAACCCATTCTTCAGTATCCCTATATTGTTTTTTACCTTTCTTTTTATTATAAGTAAGTATTCCATGCTTACTATCAGGAGTACCAACACAAGTAATATCTTTATCTCTAAGGAACTCAAATACTTTATCATTTGCTCTAACGTAAGTAGAACTTTGAAGCAAATCAGAAACAGATCTAACATTCCAATCAGCTCCAAGTTTAGTTTTAAAATTGTTTTCTAATAAGTACTGGTTAACTTGCCTTAACGATTTTAACTCTAGGTATTTTTCATAAATTAGTTTTACTAGCTTTAGCTCATTATCTACTGGAGACAACTTATACATAACTCTTTCTTTATATTCATGGTCCATGAATATGATTTTTTCACTTTCAAAACCTAAGGGAGTTTGTCCTCCAAGCCATCTTCCAGACTTAGCAAGTTCAAGCATGTTGTCTCTAACTCTTTCTGCGATAGTTTCACGTTCAAGCTGGGCGAAAACAGATGCTATATATACCATTGCCTTACCCATTGGAGTGCTAGTATCAAATTGTTCTTTAATACTCACAAAAGAAATATTATTATCCTGTAAAAGCTCAAGAGTAGAGGAGAAATCGGCTACATTACGACTTATTCTATCTAATCTATAGCAAATAAGTACATCAAATTTATTATTTTTAGCATCTTTAACAAGTTCCTGGAATTTAGGTCTATTAGTGTTCCCACCACTAAATCCTTCGTCTTCATATACAAGGAATTCTGTAATGTTTTTATCTCTCAATTGGTTTTGAGCATAGTCTTTACACATTTGAACTTGGTTCTCTATACTTTCACCTTTACCGGTGAATTTAGATTTTCTAGAATAAATTGCTGCTTTCATTATTAACATCCTTTCTAAAAAATAAGACCGAACTATAATAGTTCAGCCTATCTAATAAGTTTAAGTATAGCGATATAAGAAATATAAATCCATATCTAATGTTATACTATTATTTTAAAAATTAATCTATTATGAATGATTTACCATGTAGTAAGTAAATATAAATAAAAACCCACTACAAGTATTACTTACTAATGGGCTTTGGAAACAATAGAACTAATATAAAAAGCATTTGTAAAAATATGATTTTATATTTATGAAATTGTACCGTTTTTAATATGATAATCAATTTTATTTGTTGTACAAAACTCAATAACTTGATTACTTAATAAATTATAATATTCTTTATGATTCTTATATTTTGTAACTAAAGGATTATAATTCATTCTGCCAAATATAATTTTATCAACAAATTTTATAGAGTCTAATAAAGTAATTAAATCTTGCTCAACAATATTCGGTGTTGGATATGGCTCAATACTAACCCAGGTTTTAAATCCTTTATCATGAAGATATTTTAAGCTTTCAATTCTATCAGAAATTGGTGATGAATAGGGTTCAAATTTGTTTCTAAATTGCTCATTAAGTGAGACTAAAGTTATGCCATATTCATTTTCTTTTGATAAATATGCAAGCTCTCTTGGAAGAAATCCTTTTGTAAGAGCAGTACATTTTATATTATTAGAATTAAGGATTTTTATTAATTCAATACTCATGCTTGTTATTTCGGAATAACCATACATGAAAGGATCCGTAGTAAAACATAAATGAACAGAGTCTATTTTATTCTTATATTTAGGAATTTCTTTAATAAGTAACTCTTTTGCGTTAATAACTAATTTGGGATTACACCAATCCTCGTAACTTTTTGCACGTCCAAATCTTTTAGCCATCATATAAGCATAGCATGGGTAGGTACATCCGTGTGAACATCCTTGAACGTGGTTTATAGTGTAATCTCCATATTCAACATCTGTCTTATATAGTAAACTTTTTCTTTGAATATATTCCATAAATTTTCCCTCTTTTCCTTTGTCTATATTATATATCAAACAGATGTTCTGGTCAATTTAGTATTATTTTTTACATATAAGATCTTTTCCAATTAAATGATGAGCTATATTATTTCCAAGTTTAATTGCTTTTTTATCCGGATTGGACATTGCAAAATAAAATAAAAACAGTGGGGCATTATTACTATTTCTTAAACATAAAGGACATGTTACAGAAGGATATAGAGTTTTTAATCGCTCCCTAAAATAACAGCAAATTTCTTTTTCATTAACACGTTTTACAGCAGTATTTCCATCAATATTATCTAAAAAATTAAACTGAGGATCTTTTTTATATAAAGCTTCCTCCCAATTTGTCTCTCCAAACAACCTGTCTAAACTCTTCTTATTTGTATCTAAAATATTCCCTTTATTAGGCATATACCTTGCAGCGTAGGAAATAGGGTATAGACACCAAACATCTATTGCTTTAGTACTAGCTATTTTTGAGTGTGTAGAAAAATCAAATTCAAAACTGAATGGATCTATAAAAGCCAAAGCTCTGTAAAACGTCCAGTTATATTTTTTTACTATCTTATTAATTTCTAAATTGCAATCCCCATTAATTATGGTAATTTTCTTATTAGGATATAGTTTTTTTAATTCTTGTAACTCGTTACACTTTTCTTCGTCATATTCAATAAATATATATTCATCAAATCTATCAATCTGTAAGGCAATCTTAGCTGAGCCATCCACAAATCCAGCCTTTGTATCACATCGACCGGTTCCTGCGAAAGCATCAATATAAATAAATTTATATTTTAATTTTTTTAAGGCAGTTGCATATGCTTTTAAGTAGTTTTCTATAACAGTAAGTTTTATTAATGTCCATGCACCTCCAAATTTTTGTTTTGACATAATTATCACCTCTATTTAAAGAATAATACTTATATGTTTCAAATGAATGTTTAAGGGTTGGTGCTCAAAGGCTCTCGAAATAGTCGTTATTTTATAATTCGACACAATGAAACAAAATACAACAAAATACTTTATTGGAATATTTTTCTCCGACTAGTTTAAAAAATACTCAAATTATTTTTAATTTGAGTTTAAGTAGATCTATTGGAAGATTTTCCGCAGCAGCAACTTGATCTAAAGTTAGGTTTTGATACTTTTGCAATACTGCGTTATTAATAAGTAACTCAGCGGCAAATGTATTAGCTTCTATTTCATATCTGCTCTTTATAAAATGAGTGTTGCTTTCAAGAAATAAGATATTTAGCTTTGTGTGTAGGATAGCATGTCCTAATTCATGAGCACAAACAATCTTTTGTTCATGTTCTGATAAACTATTGTTGATATACATAATCTTATTTCTCTGAAAGTACTGATAGAAACCTCTAACGCTAGGATCTAATTCTTTTAATATTACTGTACAATGTAAACAATCTGCTAATTCAATAGGGTCATTAGTTTTATATTTTTTTATTAGTTTGGACACTATTTTTTCTATACTTTTGTTCAAATATATTACCTCCAGGTAACGACTATTAACCCATATAATTAATTTATTTATCTTTCTTATTATATTTCTTAGGAGTATATTTTTCTTTATTCTTTTGTTTTGCTAGTGCCATGCCCATTTCCATAGCTTGAAGTATACTCTCTATAGCTTCAGGGGTAGCTGGTTCTCCATCGAACATTAAACCTTCTGAATTTTCTAGTTGTTCTTTAGTTTGTTTTAATATCTTAGAAATGTCTTTTTCATCTTTTTTAGTGAGTTTAGTTTCTTCATTTAATTTGTTATCTATATAACCAGACAATTTCATTAAGTACTCATAAGATGTCTTATAAGCATTACTAATTAATTGTAGTGTTTCTGGAGTAGGCTTAATAGGTGCATTATTTCTAGGATCAAATCCTTTTTCTAATGTACTTAAATATGAGTGGCTAATGCCTATAGACTTAGCTGCATCTCTTAAGCTTAATTTTAATTCAGTTCTTTTACTTATTAGAAAAGTACTTAAATCTTCCATTTAAAAACCACCTCACTAATATTGTAATGCAAACATTACAAAAATAAAAATAAAATTTATAAATATTATGTATTACTTGCTTGACAATGTGTAATACTAGTATTACAATAAATACATAAGGAGGTGTAATACATGACGAACACTGTAAGAAAGTTAAGAACTCAACTTAATCTAACCCAAGAAGAATTAGCTGAAAAACTAAACGTAGCACGACCAACAATTTCAAATATAGAAAGAGGTGTCTATACGCCTAATGGAAACTTAATGATACGTATAGCTAATTTCTTTGGAATACCAGCAGAACAAATTTTTTTTGAAGATGGTGTAATGCAAGAAGAACAAAAGGTTGTATAACTATAGTTTGTACAGTCCTTTAAAAATTAAATTAGGGAAACAGAGGATGGAAAATAGTACGGACTTTGTGAGAAAAGGGTAGATGGGGCTAAGAATTGGAGGTAAATAAATGTTTGAAGAAATGAATCAATTCAGATGCCCAAGTTGTAACAAATTATTATTCTTATACAGACTGAAAGGTACCTTAAAAATTGAAGTTAGATGTACTAGGTGCAACAAGTTAGCAATTTTAGAATTAGAAAACATGTAAGGAGTTATTTCACCATTTAAAGCTATTAATCATATTCTAGATAATAAGGACTAATTGGATTGGAGGAGTAGAACTTGGCTAAGCAAAATAAAATCAGAAATGTTATAGTACATTTTCCAACGGAAGAAAATGAAGAAGAGTTCCAAAGAAGAGCAGCCAAAGCAACAGCTGAAGTTCTATGTAAAAAGTATCCTCTACAAATGATAGATAAAATTATTGAACGCTTAGAAAGGAGATAGATATGCTGATTGCTGAAAATGTAAAAGGCTTTGAAAAGCTAACTATTAACGCTGACATGTTTAGAAAATTTCTAAATAATTTCTATAATTCCTGGGGAGCTGAAGCTAGAGAGACAATTAAGCCAATTAGTGTTAAGTGTTGCAATGATAATTCAGGAAAATATCTACGATTTGATTATAAGATTTATGGCAAGAAAGAATGGTTACACGTTACAAGTCCAACTACGTGGTATTAAAAAGTATACACCTGAGAAAGAGGCTGAAAAGCCTTTTATAAAAAATTATTTTACTAAAAAAAGAAAATACTTACTCAATATATTCTATGCTGCATGAAATGAAATGATTACAAGGAGGTTCAAATGAATATTAAAGTTTTTAAAAGCTATATGAGAGCTTGTGAAAGCATTGGAGTAAGACCAACTTGGGAAGGACTAAATAGATTTAAAAATAAATTTGAGGAGGAAAAAAGTGAGTAAAATTAAAGTTTTAAAAATTAATAACTTCCTTGGTGTTGATGAAATTGGATTAGAAGCATCAAAGATAAATATCATTAAAGGTCCAAAAGGAAGTGGAAAGAGCAGCATAATAGAGGCTATCGAAAAGACATTTACAAATAAAAATAGACGTACTGAGATAGTTAAACATGGAGCAGAAGAAGCAACTTTGTATGTAGAGCTTGATGATGGATTAGAAATAGATAGAAGAATAAGAACTGATAAGGCTGATTATCTAAAATGTAGAAAAGAGGATGTAGCAATTCCAAGTACAGAAAAATTTCTTAGAAGCCTTATAAATGGAGATATCTTTAGACCTGTTGATTGGGTAAACATGGGGATAAAAGAACAAACAAAATCAATTTTAAGTATGTTGGAGATAGGCTGGTCAATGGAAGATATAGAAGCATGGTTTGGGGAAACTCCTTCTAATATCGATTTTAATCAGCATATTCTCCAAATACTCAAAGCTATAGAACTAAAGTACTACAATGATAGGCAAGAAGTCAATAGAGAGATAAATGAGCTAAAGACACAAATTAAGGTTATTCTAGATGAACTCCCAGCAGAATATGATGGCGAGATTTGGAGAGATAAGAAAGTCCAGGAATATTATAACAAAGTTGCAGAAGCTCAAAAGATTAATCATTGGATTGAAGAGGCTAAAGCATTACAGTCTAATTTTGAAGATAAAGTCAACTCTATAAAAGCTAATGCAGAAAGTGAAAAGTCTAGGATTCAAATGAAGTATAAAGACCAAAGACAAGATATTAAGGACATTATAGAACTTTCCAAAAATAAAATAGAGAAAGCTAAAGAGTTTATAAATAATTCTCAAGAAAAGGTTCAGCTAGAACATCAAAAGTTAGATGCACAATTAGAAAATGAGTACCAAGCATTATTAGAAAAGTACAGAGAATTAAAAGATAAAAAAGAGAAAGAAGTTATGGCAGAAGCAGATAATCAGAAAGATCTAATTCACATTCAAGAAAATAAGATAACACAAAAGAATGAAGAGTTAAATTCACTTGATAATCTTGAAAAACAGGAACTGAAAGCAGTAGATGAAAAAACTGTCTCTGAAATTGAAAAAGAAGAGATTAGAGTAGGAAAAGCTGCTAATTATCTTAAGGAAAATGAAGTAACTGATATTGAGCCACTCCAAAATGAAGCTGATAAAGTTGCTGAAATGCAAAGTTACCTTAGACAGTGGGATATGATGCTTAATATTCGTGATGGAAAACTAGCTGAAAAGGAACGATATTCAGAATTACTTACTGCACGAATTGATAAAGCAAGAGTTCTTCCAGGAGAACTTCTTAAAACTGCGAAGATGCCTGTTGAAGGTATATCAGTTGATGAAAATGGCTTAATTAGAATTAACAGTACCCTTATAGATGGCTTAAGTGATGGAGAAAAACTTGAACTTGCTATGAGAATTGCTAGAGCTCAAGCTGGTGAATTAAAAGTTATTTGTATAGATCGTTTCGAAAGCCTAAATCCAGCAGCACAGAAAAAACTTATAGATGAAATGTCTAAGGATGATTATCAGTATTTTGTTACTAACACAATGTCAGATGAATTTGAAATTGAAAAAATAGGGTAAGGGGTGAATTAGATGATAGGAATTATAGAAACTAGGGAACTTTTCAAAACAGCTAAAGTAGTCTTTGATTCAAGAGAAGATGATGAAGCTAGAAACAAGTGGTTAAGTCAAAGAGGAAATAGCATAGGCGGTTCAGAGATAGCAAAGATAGCAGGTTTCAGTAAGTACGGTTCAGCTCTTACAGTATTTAATGAGAAGTTAGGACTAAGTGAAAAGTTTAAAGGCAATATTCATACTCAGTTCGGGAACAGGATGGAGCCACTAATAAGGGAATGGGTCCAAGAAGATTTTGAAAAAGCGACAGGGATTAAACTTGCTACATTTGAGTATCCATTTATGATGGTTCACAAAGATTATGAGTACCTAAGTGCTAATATTGATGGCTTGGCAAAATTAGACCAGGATTATAGATATTATGAAAACCTAGATACTGGAGAGATCAAGTATATTCCCAAAGATGGACTTATAGGAATTGAAATCAAGACAGCTAGTGAGTTTCTAAAAAAGATGTGGGCCGGTGAAGAGATTCCTGACGAATATTACTGTCAATGTCAATGGTATATGGGAATCACAGGGCTTAAATACTTCTTAATAGTCTATCTCTTAGGTAAAGAAGTTAAGTGGAAACTAGTACCTAGAAATGAAGATGACATTAAAGCTTTATTTGAAATAGGCATTAACTTTTGGAACAATCATATTTTAACAAAAGTAGCTCCAACTCCTATAGGCCTTGAATGTGAAACTAAAGAAATACTTTTTAAACAAGCTCTAGATAATGATATTGAGGTTACAATTCAAGATAATAAGTTAGCTAAGTATAAAGACATTGATGAAAAAATAAAGGCTCTAGAAAAGGATAAAGAGCAATTAAAGCAACTTATCTACTTAGACCTGGGAGATAGTAAAAAAGGTTCAGATGGATTATATAAGATAAGCAGATTTGAAGTTAAAAGAGATAAACTAGACACCAAAACTCTTAAAGAAAAGTACCCAGTAACTTATAAAGCAATACTTGAAGGCCAAACAGAATTTGTAAATATGAGAATAACTAAGTGTAAATAGGAGGAATACTAGATGGCTAATGTAAACGGAGGATTAGTAAGTCAAAGTCAACAAAAGCAACCAGCACCAGTGATGAATGTAAAAAGACTATTAAATGATGTGAACTATAAGAAAAGATTTGAAGATATACTCGGAAAAAAGGCAGCAGGGTTCATGAGTTCAGTTGTTAATTTAACTAATTCAGATACTAATTTAAGTAAATGTGAACCTAATTCAGTTATAGCCAGTGCAGTAGTTGCAGCAACTTTAGATTTACCAATAGATAAAAACTTAGGCTTTGCATGGATAGTACCATATGGGAAAAGAGCACAGTTTCAAATGGGTTGGAGAGGATATGTTCAATTAGCACTTAGAACTGGTCAGTATAAGGCAATAAATGTAATTGAAATATACAAGGGGCAGTTAAAATCATGGAATCCTCTTACAGAAGAATTGCAATTTGATTTTGATGCTAAAGAAAATGATGATGTTGTAGGATATGCAGCTTTCTTTAAATTAGTAAACGGATTTGAGAAGGTAGTTTATTGGACTAAAGATCAGGTATTAAAGCATGCAAAAAGGTTTTCTAAAACATTCAGCAATGGGCCTTGGCAAAGTGACTTTGATGGTATGGCCAAGAAAACAGTATTAAAAAGCACCTTAGGCAAATGGGGAATTCTCTCTATAGAGATGCAAAAGGCTATTGAAACAGACCAGGCAGTAATAAAAGCAGATGTAGCCAATGGTTCTGAAATAGATAGTTCAACAGTTGAGTATGTAGATAATCCAGATAATGCACATGATGTAAATTTTGAGACAGTAGATGGAGAGAAAAAAGAAGAAGATTATTCAGATACACCATTTGATGAATCATAAGGAGATGAGCTAATGCAAGGTCAGCAAACCATAGTGGACGCTTATATTTCAAGACTAAAACTTTTATTAGGAACAGCAAAGATTGATGGAGCATTTAGGACAGAAAAAGAGATTGAGAAAATGATAGAGGATGCAAAAAAATATAATACTATAATCCCATTTTAGAAAGGAGGTGAGACTAGTGGCTGACTTGCTAAAACAAGAAGAAGAGTTTATGAACATGTTAGGAAAAGCAGGTAAACCTTATGAGTATTTTGGGAATGGCTTAATTATAGTTGCAGATGGTCCAGTAATTAACATTAGACAATATCATTCAGAAGGATTTTGCTTAAGCTCTTGGGTAAACTCTAAGGACTTTATAAAGAAGATAGCAGGTTTATTAAGCGATGCAAATATATCGTTTGCAAGTTTAATTGAAGGGTTTAATGCTCAAATAAAGGCTATGAATGAAAACAATCTAAAGGTTTATGATGCAGATAATCCTGAATATTTTATAACTGGAGTTGAGTATAGCCAGGATGATGACAAATTGATTTTTAAAACAGATGAAGATCCTAATGAGTTCAATAGACTTGAAGAGCTTAGAGAAAAGCAGAATGAGTCCTCGCCAAAGAACTCATTCTAGAAATTAGTTAAGTATTAAATTGTACCGATGGGTACTCGCTAAAGTGCCCATCACCATTATATCACGGAGTATAAAACATGATACAAGCTTATTCTATATTCCACCATTATTTATTATATGCATAAAATAGAATTTTATACTAAGGGAGATGGGATGAATGGAGTTAAATCAAGTAAAGACACAAGTTGAATACACTCTAAATAATTATCCTGCAACAAGAAATGACGATAAACTTTTGCAAGTTACAATATTAAAAAAATTTTATGGAGTTAAATCCATTGATGACATATTAAAACCTAAAGTTCCTTCGCTTGAAAGTATTAGAAGGTGTAGACAAAAGCTTCAGAGCGAAGGCAAATATAAAAGTTCAATTAATACAAAAGAAGCAAGGCAGATGCAACAAGAGACATATAGACAGTTTGCTGCATCTAAAGAATAGGAGTTGAAGCCTATGGCTATTTTTAGAGTAGAAAAAAATAAGGATTATTCAACCATTCACAATGGATTTTTAAAGGACAATAGATTAAGTCTTAAAGCTAAGGGACTCCTGGCATATTTCTTAAGTAGACCGGATGATTGGGATTTTTACAGTAATGAAATCCTAAAGCACTGCAAGGATGGTAAGGACAGTTTAGGGTCTGCCATAAAGGAATTAGAGATTGCTGGTTATATACAACGAGATTTTAAAAGAAATACCGGTGGAAAGTTTTCAGGAGGTTATGACTATGTAGTTTATGAAATTCCGAATCCACCAAAAGAGGAAAATCCGATATCGGAAAAACCGAAACCGGAGAACCCGAATTCGGAAAATCCGCCCCTACTAAATACTGAATCTGGACTAAGTACTGAATCCTTACCAAGTATTAAATTAAGTAGTAGTAGTAAGGAGCTATCCAATAAAGAAGTATATAACTGTTATGAACAATCCGGATTTGGATTGCTCAATGCAACCCTCATTGAAATGATAGATATTGATGTGCAGATGTTCGGCAAGGAATGGGTTATAGATGCAATGAAAGAAGCAGTAAAGCAAAACAGATATAAGCTCAATTATGTAGAGGGCATCTTAAGAAATTGGAAGGCTGACGGAAGAAATCCAAAACAGAAGAAGGAGGATAAAGCCAGTGGAGGCAATAGGAGAGCTGATAAAAAAGGCGGTACCTCAGGACCAAGCAAAGAAACTGAAAGACTTGAAGAATATGCAAGGCAGCAAGGAATCGATATCGACAACCTTAAGGATATTGAATGCGACTTCTAATTGTCCTTATGGTACATGTGATGGATCCGGAATAAGCTTCATAGACAATAATGGAGAAAGCTATGGAAAGTATTGCAAGTGCAGAGAAGAAATGTTGATGCAAAAGAGGCTAAATTTCGCAAATATACCTGAAGAATTTAAAGAACTTACTATAAAAAGTTTTAGAACAGATTGCTATAAAACAGAGCTATCAAGAGTAGGAGCTTTAAGGGCAAAGAAGGCAGCAGCTAATTTTGTAAAAGAGTTTAATAGCTTTCAGGAAATTGGCAAAGGATTATATTTTTATAGCTATGTGAAAGGTTCAGGCAAGACTAGGTTAGCGGCAAGTATAGGGAATGCTTTGCTAAATGTTCATAAGGTTCCAGTAAAATTTGTTAATACAAGCGATTTACTTGGAGAAATAAAAAAAACTTGGAATAAGAATTCTCAATTTACTCAGTCGGAGCTTATAGAAGCCATAAATAATGTTGAAGTTTTGATTTTAGATGATTTAGGAGCTGAAACACCTAAGGATTGGGTAAGTGAGGTAGTGTATTCCATTATGGATCACAGAATGATTAAGAAGAAAGTTACAATATTTACTTCAAATATGAAAGTAGAAGAGCTGGAGCATGAGGACAGGATTAAAAATCGAATCGAAAAAATGGCAGTACCTATATATCTTCCAGACGAGTCCATAAGAAGTGAAATTGCAAAACAAGAGAATGAAGAATTAACCAAAATATTATTTAGTTAGGAGTATGAAGTATGAAGGATAAAATAATAAGTTTGCTTAGCTCTATTAAAGTAGATGGTAAGGATAAATTAATAGATTTTTTAGTAACTAGTGATTATTTTACAGCACCTGCAAGCACTAAATATCATGGAAATTTTATAGGTGGATTAGCAGAGCATAGTTACAATGTATACATTCTTTTTAAAGAAAAAAATGAGAGATTCAATCTAGGTTTACCGGAGGACACGATTATTATTACAGCCTTGTGCCATGACATATGCAAGGTTAATTTCTATAAAAGAGGCATAAAGAACATTAAACAAGGTAAAAAAATTAATTACAGAGGTCAGGAAGTTGATAATTGGGTTGAGAAAGAAGTTTGGGAAGTAGATGATATTTACCCAATAGGGCATGCAGAAAAAAGCATCATCATTCTTCAAAGGTTTATAGATCTGAGCCAAGAAGAAATATTGCTTATCAGATGGCACATGGGTGGATTTGAGAATAAGGACAACTCAATGCATATGTATAAGGCCTATGATATATTGCCAGCCTGTGTTGCACTTCATACAGCAGATATCGAAAGCAGCTATTTACTTGAAAAGAAGATGGAGGTGTAGATCATGAACGGAACTTTAGAAGTAACAATACTTCAAATTGAAGAAAGTAAACTTAAGGCCATGGCTAAAGAGTTACAGGCGCCAAGCTTTGATCAGAAGATAACAGAAGAATTATATTCTCTAAGAGAGCAGAATGAAAAATTAAAAAAACAGTTAGATATGGTAAAGCATGATAGAGGAATATTAAAGAACGCAGTTGAGTCAGGTATATCTATAATAGTTTCTACATCATATCCATCAGTAAATGATGAAGGGAAAAGAATGCTTGATAAATATAGGACAGAAATTGGTACAGTGTTAAAAATTTCAGACTTGGTTGAAACACTTATACGTGAAGATTAGAGGAGTGAGCAACCATAAATAGTGAGAAAGATAAAAACAATATTCATGAGTTAGTAGAGCTCATACTAAAGCTCTGGGAAGAAGGTATGAGCCTACAAAAGGCAATAAAAAAAGTTAAGGGGGAAAATTATGAAGTTAACAGTTGTTTTAGAAAAGAAATCTAGATTCAATATAGAGTTGACAGAGTCAGAAGCTAAAAATATGTATAGAAAGATGGTTAATGTAATAGTTGATTCATTGAATATACACTCAGCAAAGGTAATTAATAAGTTAAAACTTAATGAGGAATATGAAGAAATTGATAAGACTGAGGGGAGTAAGAGAGAAGTTAATGCTAGTGAAGAGGTAATTTCAGAAGTTAAAGAGCCAAGAACAATTAACTATAAAAGGTTAATAATCGCAAAATGCCCAAGCTGTGGAGAGATAGCTACACCAGTAGTAAATGTTAAAGACGGGGAGCTAATGGATAAAAGCAGGCCTTTAATATGTAAGCATTGTCAAGGAGAGCTACCAGCAGGGAAGTTAAAGCAGGCTAAATATCAATGCCCTAACTGTAATGCAGAAGCAGCGTTTTATACAATCAATGACTTAAAAGAAGTACAGTGCAAAGATTGCGGAAGCTTAATTGATTTAGTATGGCATGAGAAAAAAGAAAGATATTTAAGTGCAAATTTAATTAAATAGGGGGAATTATAAATGAAATCAACAGGTGTTGTTAGAAAGATAGATGATTTAGGAAGAATAGTTATTCCAATAGAGCTTAGAAGGACTTTAAATCTGGATATAAAAGATCCAGTGGAGATTTATACAGAGGGTGAAATGATAATCCTTAAAAAATATCAGCCAGATTGCATATTCTGTGGCAATGCAGATAATATCCAGGTGATAAAAGGTAAAAATGTATGCAAGAAATGTCTACAAGAGCTTAAAGGTGACAAGTAGATGAAACTAATGATATTAAGCCATAATGATAAATTAAATCAAGATAACAATCTATGGAATTGGCAAGATATTGTTAAAAAACATAAGGAAGAAGCTGCAGAGCTGGTAGAGGCTATTAGAAAAGAAGATAAATATCAAATAGCTGAAGAGGTACTAGATGAAATTCAAGTATGTATAGGAATATTGGACAAGCTTGAAAATGAAGGAATAGATATAGAGCAAATATTCCTAAAGCATAATAAAAAATTAGTAAACAGAGAATGGAAAGGTAAAGGAGTGGTGAATATCCTGTGGCAGAAGAGTGTGTAGTCTGTGGAAGACCGTATAGTGAGGAGCACCATATAGTGTTTAGGGGGCAGGAAGAGGCTATGATAAACTGTCCTCTAAACAAAATAAGGTTATGTTATGTGTGTCATAAAGGAAATGAAGGACCTCATTTAAATAGACAAGTAGATCTAAAATATAAAACTGAGCTTCAAGAAAAGTTGTACAACTTATTCTTAGATAAAGAATGTTACACAGAAGAAGAGGTAAAAACATTGCTGCAGATACCTAAAAAGCATTCAAGAAAATTACTTAAACCTTTAAGCATAGTAGTATTAGGTGATCTAGTTGGATACCGTAAAGATGACATAATAAAACAGGCTATGGGAGGTAAATTCTATGGCAAGTAATCCAGGAAAGATTTTTGAAGCAGATATTATGAATAGCATCCCAGAAGAATTATTCAAGTACAAACTCAGGGATAGTGCTTCAGCATGGAATACTGGAGGAGATTTAACTACAAAGAGTAGATTTACAACAACAAATATTTGTGATATCCAGTGCCATGATGGTCAATGGTTACATCTCTGGGAATGTAAATCTCACAAAGGTAACAGTTTTCCTACATCACCAAAATATAATTCTAACAATAAGCTAACGCATTACGGGATTATAAAAGTTAACCAGCTAAACGGATTGATGGAAGCATATCCTAAGAAAAATGTTGAAGCAGGATTTCTATTTAATTTTAGTGATAAAGAAAAAACTTATTTTGTAACAGTTACTGAAGTATATGCAGCTCTAGTAGAGGAATTTAAAAAATCTTTAAATCATGAATGGATTGAATTACATGGGATATTAATTCCTCAAAGTAAAAAGAAAAGAAGTAAAATTCATTACAACTATGAATTATCAGTTCTATTAAATAACTAGAGAGGAGAGTATAAATGCCAAAAATAAGAATCATCAATGATAAAACTGGAGAATTTAAAGATATAGACTGCGTAGGTTATAACATTCAATATGTTGAATCCAACGGGAATGGACAAGTTCAAAAGATAAGAGATTTAAATAATGGTAAGTGGGGCTATAAACATTGGATAAAGAATGAGTTTTATAGACCAATAGCTCAAAAGATAAAGGACATATATAAAGAAAAAATACCAGGTTTTTCACTGATAAATCTAGATAAGATACTTTTCATCGAGGATATTGACTATGTTGGAGATGAAGTTAAACGTAATGATGATGTTATGTGGATTAAGAAAGTTCCAAAGATACTAACAGATTTCACAGGATATAAGTTCATTATAGAAAGTAGAGAGTTTTGGATGTCTAGAATATCTAATGAACAGGTAGTAGCTCATATTTACAGCTGCTTAAGGCAAATTGAAGATGGAGACAAGCTTATAGCTCCTGATCTAATAGGTTGGAAAGAGGTTATAGGAACTTTAGGGTATGGATGGGAAACAACAATAAGCCCTATACCAGATTTATTAAAAGGATTTAATAGCGATGATTTCAAGATGCTAAAAAAAGCGGATAAGCAGATCAGAATGGATTTGAGTAACTCTAAATAGTGCAAAAATAACTAGTTTTACAGGCTTGTAGACAACTTAAATGAAATGTGTACAAGTCTGTAAATTCAAAATAGAGGGGAAGCAATATGGCTAGGAGCAATATCAGAAAGGAAAAATGTATACCAATAGAGGGTCAATTGACATTATGGGATATAGAAGTCACTGAGAAACCTAGTTCGTTCACAAAACCTGAGAAAAAAGAATCAGAATTAAACGATTCGTTCACAACTTTAACACCTGTAATAATTAAAAAAGAAACTGAGAAACCTCAAAAATGTTTAGAATTAACGTCTGAGCAACAAGATTTCTTAGATAAAAATAAAATATTTGAAAATGAGAATTTAAATAGAGTTATTAAATATTGCGGTGGCGGAGTTGGAGTAGAGCTGCTACAGGAAAGTAATATTAATACTATCTATGTTAATAAAGAAGGCAAGCAAGAGTACACATTCGATAAGAAAATACCTGTGTTGCCGATGGATAGGATTTTATATTACAAAACAGCAGTTACAGAATTTAATAGTAAGCAGCAAGAGAGGCTCAAGGATCTTCTTAGAGAAGTTCCAAACGGAAAAGTTATTAAGAGAAAGGGCGATGAAAATATCCTAGTAGATGTTCATGACATGGTTATAAGTATAAACCCAGAAGGATGGGTCTTAGAATTCAATGGCTGCAATGCAATATATACAGAGGATGAAGTTGAACATAAAGAACCGTTTGATCTTGAAACATTACAAGAAAGTGTAAAGATAGGTGATATTGTTGAGGCAAGTTATGGAGATAGGACAATAGCAGGTGAAATATTTAGTGTATATGGTCCTAGTAATGTAACGCTAAATATCATATTTGATAACGGGAAAAATCATACAGCCATATGTAGGAAATGTGTAAAGAGTTTAATTAAAAGTGCTTAAGGAGTTGATATGGTGATAGCTATGGAGAAACCAGAGGATGTATACCTGGAAGATGTAAATAATTTTCTAGATATTTTGGCTAGGTTTAAGGATTTACAGGATAACGATTATAGTACAGCCTATAAACTCCATAAGGATGCATTAGCACAATATGATAGATGGAGTAACGTTCTCTTTGAAGTAAGAAGAGAAGAAGTAGGTAAAAGGAAAGATCCACCATGGAAAGACAGAGTAGAAGATATAATGAGAATTTTAAACAATATATATACCAGCAGCAGAATGGTTTGGAATAAGTCAAAAGACGATTTAACAGAAGGTAAATATTGAGGTGTTTTATGAAAATAATGATAATGAGCTGTAATAATAAAAACCTTTGGTATGCAAATAAGATAGGTAAGGTATACGAGGTTAAAAAAGTAAATAATTCAAATTACTTAACCAAATATGGTGGTATTGATAAAGAGGATGCTGAAGTAATTGAGAAGTAGGTGAAAAGATGAGTCAAATAGATTATAAAGAAAAGACGAATTTTATGAACTATAGTGATGAATCTAGTGAAGATAAGCAAGAGAGGTTACGGTGTAATGTAGGTAGAGGAATAAACAATTGGGATTGTTATAAAGATTGTGCATTTTGGGATGGTGAAAGATGTACAAATTTTGAGGATTAAAGTTGTTGGATAATTGTAGTATATTCCGAAGCAAAGGAAGTGATAAAAATTATAGGATTAATTGATGTAGATGGTAAGCTGCCTAATTTAGCATTAATGAAAATAAGTACTTATTATAAGGGATTAGGTGAGGATGTAGAATTTGTTCAAGAGGATAGAGATTATGAAAAAATATATGCAAGCTGCTTGTTTACATGGAATCGTAAGACTTGTATAGAGTTGCTTGAAAAGTATGGAGACAAGCTCGTATTAGGCGGTACAGGATGGGATTTTATAGAGGCAAATGGAAAACTAGTAGAGGTTACTCATACAGAACTACCGGAAGAGATAGAAAATAGTAAGCCTGATTACTACCTTTACACTGTAGATATGATATATGAAAAAGCGTGTAAAGGAGGAATAGCCACAAAAGTTTCTAAGCTTAAAAAGGCTCAAACTATTGTAGATATGGGAATAGGATTTACTTCAAGAGGTTGTGTAAATAACTGTCGGTTTTGTATAGTACCTAAAAAGGAAGGCAAGCTTCACAAAGTAGCTGGAATTAAAGATATCATCAACCCTAGATCAAATATAATCACACTATACAATAGCAACCTTCCGGCACAAGAGGATTGCATAGATATATTGCATGAAATAAGGGATAGAAAACTTAAGGTTGATTTATCTCAAGGGATTGATGTTCGATTACTGACAGAAGAAAAAGCAAAAGCACTAAGTGAAGTAAATCACCTTAGGAGCTTGCACTACGCTTGGGACTTAATGGAGAGTGAGTCTAAAGTTATTGAGGGGATTAAGTTACTTAAGAAATTTGTTAAACCATGGAAACATATGTGTTTCATATTAACTGGATTTAATACAAGCTTTGATGAAGATATGTACAGGATAAAAAAGCTTCAGGAGCTAGGTATAAAGCCATATGTAATGAAATATAATAAGCGGACTGATGATATTAGGCTTAATCAATTGGCAGGATGGGTTAATAGTCGAAAGCATACTGTTTGCAGTTTTGAAGAATTTCAACCATGGATAAATGCACAGGTTAAATATAATCAGATAAGCATGTTTAATGGGGTGAGATAATGAAACAAATAAGCCTACTAGATGAAATTATAGTGGACAACTTCGCTGGAGGTGGAGGAGCTTCCACAGGAATAGAGTTAGCAATAGGACATAGTGTAGAAATTGCAATTAATCACGATCCAGCAGCTATAGCAATGCATAAGGCGAATCATCCTCAGACAAAGCATTATTGTGAATCTGTTTGGGAAGTTGATCCAGTGAAGGCTGTAAGAGGTAGAAGAGTTGGTTTAGCTTGGTTTAGTCCAGATTGTAAGCATTTTTCAAAGGCAAAGGGAGGAAAACCATGTGATAAAAAAATAAGAGGTTTAGCATGGATTGTACTAAAATGGGCTGCTCTAGTTAGGCCACGGGTGATTATGCTTGAAAATGTAGAGGAGTTTCAGACTTGGGGGCCTTTAAATAGAAGAAAACATCCTATAAAAAGCAAAAAAGGAGAAACTTATTGGAAATGGCGAAGGCAACTTGAAGCTTTAGGATATGTAGTTGATACAAGAGAACTGATTGCAGCAGATTATGGAGCACCAACAAAGAGAAAGCGTTTTTTCATGGTTGCGAGATGTGATGATCAACCTATTGTATGGCCTAAAAAAACTCATGGATACAGAAATAGCGGAGAAGTCAAAGATGGAATACTAAAACCTTATGTTCCGGCAGCTGAGATTATTGATTGGAGTATTCCTTGTAAAAGCATATTTGGTAGAAAGAAGCCACTTGCGGAAAACACTATGAAACGTATAGCAAAAGGCATACAAAAGTTTGTAGTTGAAAGTCCTGAGCCGTTTATAATGCAGATTGGTCAAACTGGATTCACGAAAGATAGGAATAAATCAATTCATGAACCATTAACAACAATAGTAAGTAAAGCTGAGCATTGTTTAGTAACTCCATACCTAATGGTGAATACGACTGGTCATTCCGGTGGAACAGTAGAAGAACCAGTTCATACAATTACAACAGGTGGCCATCATACTTTAATTACTCCATATTTGATTCAATATCATTCAGAAACTACTAAAGAAGGAGTTAGAGGACAGTCTATTAAAGAACCAATCATGACATTAGATAGCTCACCTAGATATGGATTAGTAAGTGCTTTTATTATACAAATGAATAAAAATATGATAGGAACTGATATGAAAGAACCTATTAATACCATTGTTGCAGGACCAGGACATATAGGCGAAGTAAGAGCTTTCTTAATTAAATATTATGGAAAAGGAGTAGGACAGGACATAAACGAGCCATTGGGCACAATAGTTAGTAAAGATAGATTTGGACTAGTTACAATTTATGGCCAAGACTATCAAATAGTTGATATAGGTATGAGAATGCTAGAACCGCATGAGTTATTTGCAGCACAAGGATTTCCAGAGAATTATATTATCGACAAAGATTATACTGGAAGGAAGTATCCAAAGACAAAACAAGTTGCAAGATGTGGAAATGCGGTACCTCCTCCATTTGCAGAAGCCTTAGTGAGAGCTAATTTACCTGAGTTGTGTGAAAATAAATTAAAAGAAGTTATTTAAATGGATCATGAATCAAAGGAAGTGAGTTAATGCAAGAAACTATCTACAATACGAAAGATGGTAAGAAAATAAAAACATGTAGTTGTGGAGCATTGGAAGGCAAGACGACGATATTAAATAATTTCGCACACATCGGTATTAATACAAAGTTTCGAGATAATGGAGTTTTTAAGGACAACAAGTCTTGTTACGTAGAAAATAATTTTTGTCCTCAGTGTGGGAAAAAGTATGAGGTAAGATGAAATTAAGACGAAGGAGGGAAACGGATGAATAAAGTTGTTTTAGTTGGTAGGTTAACCAAAGACCCTGATTTGAAGTTTACTCCAGGTAAAGGAACAGCTGTTGCAACTTTTACTTTAGCGGTAAATAGAAGATTTAAAAGACCAGGTCAACCAGAAGCAGACTTTATACCTGTAGTTGTTTGGGGAAAACAAGCAGAAAACACAGCAACATATGTGGGAAAAGGGAGAATGGTTGGCATAAGTGGAGCTATACAAACAAGATCATATGATGCTAAAGATGGTACCAAAAGATATGTAACAGAGGTTGTCGCTGAAGAAGTTCAATTTTTGGAGTCGAAGAGTTCAAGCAGTGGACAAGGATCAATTAATCAATATAATAACTATCCAAGTAACTTTGAAGTATCTGATGATGATATAACACCAATTGATGATGGAGACATACCATTTTAAAGAAAATAACTAAGAATAATCATAGATTTGAGTGTTTTCATAACTTGATATTATCAAATGATAGTCAATTAATAATATGTGGAGGTGTAATTAATGGTCCTACTCTTTGGAATTGTAGCTGCAATTATAGTAACTTCAGTAATAACCATAGCATTAGTAGCTATAGCAGGAACAGCAGATGACAAGAATGAATTAACAAGACCGGATTTAATAGATATAGATGAAAAAAGATAAGGTTATATTCATGCACTGTAAGTGAATTCAAATATAGTAGGGAGGGATTTAAATGGATTATATCAAGGAAGCTGAAAATCGCTTAAGAAATTACAATGACCTAGTAGATTCAGTAGATAATCTAAAACAAGAATTATATGAGCTAAATGCAGAGTTAACAAATGTAAAAGATATTAACTATTCAGGAATGCCACATGGTTCTGGAGGATTACTTCCTGATGACAGATTAGTAAATAAACTGTATAGAAAGCAAAAGGCAATAGAAGAGCTTAAGAAAACCTTAAAAGCAATAAAAAGAATGGACAATGTACTTAAAAACCTGTCAAATGGGGAAGGTAATGAAAAACATGAGAAAGTATTAAGACTATTTTATATTGAAGGTGCAAGAGGACATGCTTTAGAAGAGGCATTAGATTGTTCTGAAAGACATTGCTACAGGCTTAAAGGTATAGCAATAAGAAGATTAGCTGTTCAGTTATTTGGAATAAAAGGACTAGGAGAATAGAAGTCATGTGGACAAATAATGAAATTCCTAAGCAAATTTCATTATTTGACTAAGTAGTCTTAAAAAATAAAGTATTAAAAATGATCTTTGAAAATTGAATAGTGCGGTATATTATTCCCTTTGTTTATAAATAATGATATAATTAGTATAGTTATACAGAAGTGAATACAAAATAAATACTAATTGCAGGGAGTTGTAATGGAATGAGTTTACTTATTTCTAGATATAGTGATTTATCTGATGGAATTATTTCAGCAGCAAAAGCATTAAACAGGAAACCAAAAGAAAGAAAGATAATTTTCATAACATCTGGTATTTGTGTATTAGCGTCTAGTTTAGGGATAGTCATTGTTGATAAATATTTTAACAACGACCAGACTGTTATAGGATTATTGATTATTTTTCTATTGATTGTTAGTATTACTTTTATGAGTTCTTTTATATCTTACTTTGTTAACGACAATAGCAGAACGCTTTCTGATCATTTAGAGAAATTAGCTCAAGAGAGAGATGAATTGAATGATAAAATAAAAAAAGAAAATAATGTATTAGATGTTATAAAAGTCAACTTAAATCAATTAGATGAATATTATGCACTAAACAAGGTACAAGCTAGAAGAAGCTATTCGTTTAGTATAACTATGATTATTATAGGATTTATTGTATTAATTTCAGCAATTGTTTTATTGATATCTGGGAAAATAGCAATAAACATTACTATAATTATAAGCTTATCGGGATTAATTTCGGAATTTATTGGTGCTACATCATTGATGCTTTATAAGGAGAGTACAAAACAAATACAAGTATTCTTTAATAAGCTTTCATACTTACAACATATTATGCTTGCGGTTGAATTAGCTGAAAAGGTTAATGCTGATAAAAGGGAAGAGCAAATCTCAATTATTATATCATCACTTATAAAAAGTAATGAAAATATTTCAAATTAGTGTCACAAAGCACAATTAAATCAAAAATACTTAAATTTAATACCGTACTATTCAGTTTGAATACTACGGTATTTTTATATGCAAAATAAGTATTTGAAATTATATAAAATAACACGATTATAATTTTTTACTTGGGTTTAATAGTTAAGTCGTAAAATAAATGGAAGGTGAAATTCAATGATACATGATAAACCAATTTGTTTAAACTGCAATTACAGTAAAATAGACAGTTATAGCCTTAGACTTAGGCATTGTAAGAAGTGTAATAATTACGGAGAAAAAACACTTAAAGCAGATATTAGTGTGAGACAAAAACCTGTGTCAGTAGTAATAGAATGTCCTCATTGTGATGAAGAAATTGAAATAGATTATCAAGATTTCATAAATCAATTAGGGGAGCCTTGCGATTGGAGTTATTCAAAAATAGCTTGTCCAAGATGCGATAAAGAGATTGAAATTGATAATGTTGAGTGGGATTAACTTTTATTTTAAAGTATCAATCTAAACATTAGAAAGGAGAATTAAAATGCCCATAGACAAATTTATAGTTATAAAAAGAGAAGATGCAGATAGATATTTACCTAACCATGATAAAATTGATTTAAGTCACATACTCAGACAAATAAGAAATGGTAGAGACAAAGACGGTAAGCCAAGTGATAACTTCTATGCTGTTATAAACACAGATGAGCCTTATTTTGAAGAGATAAAAAGTATTTTGAAAAAGCATGGACATTGGGAAGATTAATTCACAATACGACGGAATACCATGTCAGTTATATGTCAAAGACTTTCTGGAAAATCTGTTATATAATTATAATAACCGAATAGAGTTCCGAGGGACATCAGTTTAAATACTGGTGTCTTTTCTATTTTCAGAGAGGGGAGTGATAATAGAATGAAGATTGGTGAAATTCTTAGGGCTAATCAACCGGATATATATACAAAACTAAATAAAAAGCCTAGAAGTAAAAAAGGAAGGAGGGGCAATCATTCAAAGAATAAAGAACCCTCCTTCTCTGATTTTAAACATATGATGAAGCATGATAGTTATAGTAGAGGTCCAGGAGGATCAATACGACAAAAGACATGGAGTGATTAGTATGCAGTTAATAAATGTAATTTTACAAGAGATAAAACCTTATGAAAATAATCCAAGGAATAATGATGCTGCAGTAGATAAGGTTGTAGAGAGTATAAAAGAATTTGGTTTTAGAATCCCTATAATTGTGGACAAAGATAATATAATAATTGCTGGTCATACAAGATATAAGGCTGCCAAGATATTGGGACTTAATGAGGTACCTGTTATTAAGTCAGAAGATTTGTCTCCAGAACAGGTGAGAGCATTTAGGATAATGGATAATAAGGCTTCTGAAATTGCAACATGGGATTATGAAGCTTTGCTTCAGGAGATGGAAAAACTAAAAATCTCAGATTATAACTTAGAGTTTACAGGTTTTGAGTTAAATGAAATAGAAAGTATGATGGATAAATATAGTCCTAAAGAGATTACCATGGATGAAAGCTTTAATCTTGAAGAGCAACTTGAATTCATAGAGGAACCTAAGACAAAGAAAGGTGATTTGTGGTTACTAGGAAACCATAGACTATTATGTGGGGATAGTACTATAAAAGAAGATATAGAAAAGTTAATGAACGGACAGAAGGCTAAAATGGTATTTACAGATCCACCGTATAATGTTGCTTATGAAGGTAGCACAGAAGATAAGTTAACAATTCAAAATGATAATATGAGCCAAGAAGACTTTTATAACTTTCTGCTTAAAGTATTTTCGAATTATTTTGAACTTATGGAAGAAGGTGCTCCAATATATGTTTGTCATGCAGATAGTGAAGGAGAGAATTTTAGAAGAGCATACAGAGAGGCAGGGTTGAAGCTTGCAGAATGTATTATCTGGGTAAAAAATACCTTTGTTATAGGAAGACAAGATTATCATTGGAGGCATGAACCTATTCTCTATGGGTGGAAAGAAGGTAAGGCCCATTACTTCGTAGATGATAGGACACAAGATACCGTATGGGAAATACCAAAACCAAATAGAAATGGAGAACATCCTACTATGAAACCATTAACTCTATGCGTTAAAGCTATAAAGAATAGCTGTAAGCCTAAGGAATTAGTGGTCGATTTATTTGGTGGAAGTGGCTCAACCTTAATTGCATCAACTGAGACAGAAAGAACATGCTATACCATGGAAATTGATGAAAAGTATTGTGATGTTATAGTCTTAAGATACATAAATCAATATGGTCTTGAAAATGTTTATCTGGTAAGGGATGGAGTAAAGATTCATTATAGCAAAGTAAGCTAAATCATTTCATATTCATTTTGTATCGATAGGTGCAGTGCTTATGAGGTGATGATATGGAGAAAAGAACAAAGGTTAATGAACTATTAGACAAAATCAAATCAGAAGGAAATGACATAAATTTAAAGGTTGAGGAAGCCCTTTTAAAAGTAGCTTTAGGATATGAATATGAAGAAACTGAAATCATAGCGAGCAAAGATGGAAAGACATCGAGAGTTAGAAAAGTTAAAAAGGTAGTTCCTCCAGATACGACTGCTATAATATTTTGGTTAAAAACTAGAAACCCAAGTAAATGGAGGCCTAGAGTTATTAATGATGATGAAATTTTATAAATTAAATTTTCAAGCGAGGTGAGGTGACTATGTAAAATGGCTAAGCAGAGGAGTCCTGATAGTGTAAAAGCTGAACAGCTATATTTAGAAAGTGAAGGTAAATTAGAGTTAGTTGAGATAGCCAAACAACTAGAAGTGTCTCCAGGTACTGTTCGTTCATGGAAAAATCGTTATAACTGGAGTGGCAAATTACATGGAGAAAACAATGCAACGTTGCAAAAGAAAAATACTAAAAATAAACGCAACGTTGCAAAAGGTAAAAATAAATTAAAAGTTGATGATAATAATGATTCGTCAATAAACAGTAATGAACAAACTATCACCTGCAATACCAACATAAAAAGAAGAGGAGCACCTAAAGGCAATAGGAACGCATTAGGTAATAGAGGAGGATTAGGTGGCCCACCAAGGAATAAAAAAGCAGAGAAACATGGCTTCTTTTCAAAATATCTTCCTGAAGAAACTTTAGAAATTGTTGATGAGATTAAACAAATGGACTATTTAGATATACTTTGGGAGAATATCACAATTCACTATGCTGGAATAATAAGAGCTCAGAGAATCATGTTTGTTAAGAACCAGGAGGATTTGACTAGAGTATTGAAGAAGCAAAAGGAAACTTCAGGAGTAACAACAGATAGCTGGGAAAAGGAATACGAGTTGCAGTTTGCTTGGGATAAGCAGGCAACATTCCTTAATGCACAAAGTAGGGCTATGTCAGAATTAAGAAATCTTATAAAACAGTACGATGAGATGCTGCATAATAATTGGGAAGTAGCTACTGAGGAACAGAAATTACGGATTGAAAAGCTTAAGGTTGATATTGAAAAAGTTGGTGGACAGGATAAAATTGATAAACCAATAGAAATAATTATAAAGAGAAAGGGTGAGGGGTAATGCCTATTGAAAAGGAAGTAAACCCTCATTTTGAAGATTTTTTATTCGATTGGAACTATAAGACTTATCTTTTAGTCGGTGGATATGGATCATCAAAGAGTTACCATGTAGCATTAAAAATAATCTTAAAGCTTTTAGAAGAAAAAAGAACCGCATTAGTGGTCAGAGAAGTTTATGATACCATTAGAGATTCATGTTATTCATTATTCGAAGAGATAGTAACTGAAATGGGACTTGATGATAAGATTAAATTTAAAATCTCTCCAATGCAAATCAAGTTTCCTAATGGGTCTAAGATAATATTTAAAGGTATGGATAAACCTACTAAATTAAAGTCTATAAATGGAGTAACTATAGTATGGATTGAAGAATGTTCAGAGGTAAAGTATGCAGGTTATAAAGAATTATTAGGTAGATTAAGACATCCAACATTACCTTTATACTTTATTTTATCTACAAATCCTGTAGCACAAAGCAACTGGACATTTAAGCACTTCTTTAAAGATTCTAAGAAGAAAATCTTAATTTTAGACGATGAAGATTTATACAAAAATAGAATAGTAATAAAAAATAATACTTATTATCATCACTCTACTGCTGATGATAATTTATTTTTGCCTATTAGCTATACTGAACAGCTTGATGAACTTCAAACATATGATCCTGATTTATATAGAATAGCTAGAAGAGGTAGATTTGGCATAAATGGTAAAAGAGTATTACCTCAGTTTGAAGTGAAACCACATTTCGAAGTACTAGAGGCTATGCAAAAAACAAAGGTGCTAATTTATAGAGCAGGCTTTGACTTTGGATTTGAAACTTCATACAATGCCTTAATAAGAGTTGCTATAGATGATATTGAAAAGATTCTCTTTATCTATTGGGAATATTATAAAAATCAAATGACTGATGACAAGACTGCTATAGAAATTGCAGAATTTAAGAATACTCAGGAACTAATAAGAGCGGATAGTGCTGAGCCTAAAACAATAAAATATTATAGGCAAGAGGGATTCAACATAGTAGGAGCTAAGAAATTCCAAGGGTCAAGGCTTCAAAACACTAAGAAAGTTAAGAGATTTAAAAAAATCATATGTTCTTCAAACTGTATAAATACTGTAGATGAATTAAAAGATTTAACATATGCAGTAGATAAAAATGGAGAAATAATAGAGGATGAATTCAATATAGATCCTCATACATTTAGTGCTATTTGGTACGCACTTGATGGTTATGAAGTAGCTGACATAAAAGAAAAGAAATATGATGAAGAAGTCTATAGTAAAGGTAAAGGCGTTATTAAAGCAAGTAATGATCCTTATAAGAGAGGAGGTACAGTTTTCTAGTGGAAAGCAGTGAACAAATGCAAATTAGATCAATAAGGGACACTTTATTAAAGTTACCGGATAATGAAATGAGGGAAAGACGTAAAGTATTAAGAGATTATATATTTTACAAAGGCAAGTCAGATGATTTAGAAGCAGCTAAAAATAACCTTGTTTTATATGGGCAAAACTGGCCAGTAAATGACAATGTTGATTATAAGCCTACACAAGATATCAGAAATAAGGTCAAGCCACTTCTTAAGAAACAAGCAAGATGGATGTTTGGAAAGGAGCCTACTCTGGTATTTAAACCAGATGACTTTAATAATAAAGATAAATGTGAAAAGCTTAGAAAGTTCATTGATGATATCTTTGAAAACAATAATTTTTGGAATAATACTAGAAAAGCTTTTTTAGAATCAACAGTTAAGAAGAGAGTACTTCTTAGAGTTGAAGCTAATCCTGGACAGCCATTAGTAATTAAGTATGAAACTATAGAAAACTTTTATTATAAAGAAAAGAATGGTGTTCTACTAAAAGTTGTGTTCTTTGAAGATGATGAGCTTAATGTGTATAAAGAAACTGATGCCGAAAAGATTTACTATCTTCATACTTATTATTACAAAGTTGATGAAAAGTCTAGGGAAAAACAAGCATGGTATAAGAAAGATACTTATAAAAATACTGATTTACAGGAAGACCTGACAATAGATATAGATACAGGGTTTTCTGCTATACCATGTTGGCTGATTAAGAATGGTGGAGAACTTAATGATTCTTTCGGTGAAAGTGATGTTAATGAATTAGAAGATGCCCAAAACCAATACAACAGAAGAATATCAGACTTTGCTGATGCATTAAGATTTCAATTATTTGGTGCTGAAGTTGTAATTGATGGGGATGAAGATGATGTAAATAAGTTCACTATAGCTCCTAATGCACTTCATGCAGTAAGGACTAGAGGTGAACTTGCAGACAGTGGTAAGCAAGCTACAGTTCAAAGGTTAGAGTACAATATAGGCAATTCAACCGCTATGGAATCTTATCTAGACAGAGCAGAAAGTGATATGAATTTTGCTTTAGACATGCCCAAATTAAAGGATTTAAACAATATACCAAGTGCTAAAGCCATGATCTATTTGTATAATGATCTAATTGCAAGATGTGAAGAAAAGTGGAATGATTGGGAAAGGCCTTTATTAGGACTAATTAAATTTATTATTGAAGTAGCTCCAGTATGTTATAAAGGTAAATTTAATTCTGAGTGGTTAAGCTTAAAATATACAACGATTTTTAAACATAATTATCCGTTACCATCTGATGATGATGAAAAGAAGAAAACTGCTATATCAGAAGTTCAAGCTGATGTAAGGTCAAGAAAATCGTACATTAAAGAGTTTAGTGATGAGGAAGATGATCAAAAGGCCTTTGATGAAATACTTGAAGAAAAGTCTCAGATTACTAATGCGGAAACAGATCAGATGACAAAAGCTATGAATACAGAATTAAATAATATAGAAAAAAACTCTGCTGAGGTAGGATAATGAGCATTTATGAACAGGAAGTTTTGAAAGGTAGAAAGAAATTTTTGAAGCTTAATTTAACTCAGGAAAAAGAACTTTTAAAGCTATATAAAGAGTTAGCTAATCAATTAGGTGGTGAAATAGCTACTTCCAGAACGACCTCACAAGATTCCTACTTAAGAAAATTAAATGAAATAGTGCAGGCTAATATTACGCAATTAAATTCTAAGTTAAGTAATATGATGAAATCTAATATAGAAACTAGCTCACAGATTGCAAGTACTACTGAAAGTGTATATTACCAATCAATCACTAATGATGCCACTGTACTGGCTATGTTTAAATCAATGCCTATAAATAACTCTAGGAAAATAGTAAGTAAACTAATTCAAGGTAATTATTATAAAGATGGTAAAACTTTAGATCAGAGGCTTTGGAACATTACTCAAAAGAATAAGAATGATATCAATACTCTTATTAAGATTAATGTACTTAAAGGTGCCAATGCTAGAGAGCTAGCGAAACAGGTAGACAAATATGTTAATCCAACCAAGGTATTAAAGGCTCATGCTTTAGAAGATGGTATGAGTGCAAATGTAGCCTATCAAGCACAAAGATTAGCTAGAACTTCAATAACTCATGCTTTTTCAGAAACAACAATAGAAAATGCAAAAACTAATCCATTTAATAAAGGTATTAAGTGGAATTTAAGTGCTAGCCATTTTGCTAGGATGCATGGCAAGAGAGATATATGTGATGATTATAATGGCAGAGTATTTAAGCCTAATGAAGTTCCATTGCAACATCCAAATTGTCTTTGTTATTTAACTGAAGAAAACACAGATATAAATCAAGCGATTAAAGAACTTAAAGCATGGACTAGAGGTGAGAAGAATCCTAGATTAGATAAGTGGTATGAGAAAAATAAAAATGCTGAGAATCAATCTAATGTAATACCTATTAAGAAAGAAACTAAATGGAGTGATGCTAAATCAAAAGATACTCAGTTTAAAGATAAGAAAGAGATAAAAAATCACCTTAAAGATAATTATAATATTAAGTTCTCAGACAGCACTAAATATCCTATTCATAAAGATATATTGCAGGATTCAGTTAACTGGTTAGATAAATTCCATAATTATTTTAAAGGATTTAAAGCAATAGATCCGGTTGAATTGCCAGCAATAAAAGTGAAAGCAGGAATTAATCCTGTAGGATATTATGAATATTACCCTAGTAAGCCTCAAGCAGTAGAATTAGTTTTAAATGGTGCATATTTTACAGATATAGGGTATAATAATAGTTATATAAAACAATGTATTGAAAGCAAATGGACAGTAGCAAATGCTAAATCATATAAAACATTTGTACATGAATATGGACATCATGTAGCAGATTCTTTAAAATGGCTTGATAAAGGAACTAATCCTGTTAATCAGAATTGGTGTAAGGACTTTATCAATGATGTAATAAAGGAGTATAATAGTAAATATAATACTAATATAAGCTTTAAAGATGTAGCAGAGCTTGTAAGCAGATATGGTGGTACGAAACCAGAAGAAGCTTTTGCAGAAACATTTGCAGAATACTTTGGTGGAGATAATCCTAGAGATTTTGCTAAGGTGTTTGGTGAAAGTGTGGAGAAGAAATTAAAAGAATATATAAAAATGAAAGGATGATAGCTATGGAGCAACTGGAACCCAAATTTATAGTTGAGGGATATGGATATTATACTGATGATGGACTGCAAATTAAAGATGATGCACCTCAATGGGCCAAAGATGAATACAAAGAATTTATGTCAGAGCCATATAAAATGAAAGAATAAGAGCACTTACTAAGTAAAAATAGTAGGTGCTTTTATTATGTCTAAAAATAAGGAGGAGAAATAACAATGGCAAAACTAAAAGATATCATTGGGGAGGAATTATATAAACAGCTTCCAGCTGACAAACAAAAAGAATATGAAAATAAGGACTATGAGGATGTTTCTGGCGGAGCTTATGTTCCTAAAACTAAGTTTGAGCAAGTGAATGACCAGGTTAAAGAATATAAAAAGCAGGTAGGAGAGAGGGATACTCAGATTACTAAACTTAAAGAAGAATTTAAAGATACTGAAGGGTTAAAAGAAAAAGTAGAGAAGCTTGAATCAGATAATAAGACCCAAAAAGAAAGTTATGAGAAACAGTTGTCTGAGATATCTTTTAACAATGCCTTAGAAAAAGGATTGAGCAGCTTTAATGTTAAGGATAAAACTCTAATTATGGCTTTATTAAATAAAGAAAATCTTAAAGTTGATGGAGATAACATCATAGGTCTTAAAGAGCAACTAGAGCCACTTCAAAAATCGCATGAATATCTATTTGAAAAAACACCGAATGGGACTGGTTCATTTAATACCGGTGGAAAAGGTGGAGAAGAGCAAACAAAAACAAATTTTGCAACAGAATTAGGTAAGCAAAGGGCAGAAGCTTTGAAAGCCAAGAGCTTAACTGATTTTGCTAAATAAAAAAATGAGAATGAGGAGGAATGAACAATGAGGCAGTCAAGTTATACAATTGGAGCAAGCCAAAAGAAGCTAAGATTAATTGCTGGAGATCATTTTATTAGTTTACCCCTAAAGGTAGTAAAAGCTAATGTGTTAAGTGCATTAGACGAAAATGAAGTTCTAAAAGCTGGAACATTAATTACTAAGGATGGAAAAGCAGTTACAACAGTTGCTGCAGTTGAAGGGGTATCAGCGGCAACAACAGATGCATGGGGAGTTGTTTATCAAGATGTATCTTTTAAAGGATCAATGTCACCAGATGCAACTCCAAATAATGCTACAGAAGTAGTACCAGTGTTTGTGCATGGAGTTTTATATGAATCAGAAGTAAAATTTTCAGCTGATTCAGTGCTTGGTGGAAAAAATGCAGAAAAAGCAGCATTACATCAAATTATTTTTGGAGAATAGGGAGGAATTAAGACATGAATTTAAGTGATTATATTAACTCAAAAAACATTGCTCTTTATATTAAAGAGTTACCACAAGAATCTACGGTTGATAAAACACTGTTTCCAGATAAAAAGGTTACTGGAACAAAATTGGAAATGGCTAAGGGCGCTAAAAAGAAATCAGTTGCTTTAAGAATGAGCACTTTTGATGCAGCTACAAAGATGAGAGCATTAAGTGCAGATTTAACAGTAAAATCCACTGAAATTCCTTTCTTTAAAGAAGGTATGGGTATTGATGAAACTACCAGAAGAGATTTACAAAATGCAATTGGTGCTAATAATGAAAACTTTGTAAATGCTTTACTAGGACAAGTTTTTGAAAATTATTCTACTCTAGTTGATGGCGCAAATATCATAGCCAAGAAAATGAGGGCAAGCGTAACTCAGAATGGATTATTAAACTTTACGTCCAAAGATGGTGATATTGTAGTAGATTATGGAGTGCCTGCAAATCACAGAGTAGTGTTAACTGTTGATGATAAGTGGACAAATCCTGCAGCTGATATAGTTGGAGATATTAGAGCATTTCAAAAGGCTATTACAGATGATAACTATGCTAAGCCAACAATACTGTTACTGACTGAAAAGACATTTGACAGTACATTTTTAATTAATACAGTAATCACAAATCATATTAAAAATAGTAACCTAAATACATCTTTGATTTTATCCCAAGCAAATTATATACAGTTTGCTAAAGAAGTTTTAGGGCTAACAGTAATTTTCTTGGAAGATACTACTTATATTCCAGCAGAAGGTGCAGAACCAATTCCATATTATGCGGATGGTAAAATCACTCTTATGAGTGGCTCAACTCTTGGAAACACAGTTTACGGAACAACACCTGAGGAGTTTGATAAACAGAGTGGATCAAGTAAACTGGACACTTATATTGTAGGTAAAGGAACTGCAGTTACAACTATGGTTAAAGAAGATCCAGTAACAGTAGATACTAAGGTATCAGTGATGCCTATAGTTAGCTTTGATAGGGCAGATGAAGTATTCTTTGCAACTGTATATTAATTTAGAGTAGTTTAAATAGCTACTCTTTTATTTTGATTAAGGAAGGATGGGAAAAACATGGCTAAAAAATCAGATACAAATACTTTAGAAAAGACATTTAATGCAGTAGCAAAACAATTTATTAAATATGATGGAGAACATTTAAAGGCTGGAGATAAATTTCAAGTTAAAGAATCAGATGTAGAAGAATTAAGTAAATATGCTGAAATAGAAATTCCAAAAGAAGAAACACCAGTTAATCCATCAAACGGACAAAGCGGTCAAGTAGGAGAAAATGGAGGTCAATAGTATGGACCCAATAGAACAATTGAAACTTAATCTACAAGAAACAGAATATCCTTATTTTAATGATGTTGATCTACAAAACTTACTTTTAGTTAATGGAAATAGCGTTGCTAAAGCTAGTTGGAGAGGTTGTTTACTTAAAGCAGCTTCAGATGATCAAGTCAAGGTAGGTCCTATAGAGGTTAAATCTAGCAATAAAGAGTATTGGAATAACTTAGCAGCTATATATAAAGCTGACTATCTACAAGAAGTTGCAGCATTAAACCCAACAACAGCTGGATATAAAACTTCCATGTCAAGAGCTGATGAAGTATGAGTAAGCTAAAAGCAATAAAAATAATCAAGGCAATAAATAAGGGTATAGCATTAAATCCAACTGAAATAACATTTACTCAAACAACAAAAAGAGAAGTAGATGGAGCTTTTGAAGAGGATACTGTTCTAAAAATTATCACTGTATTAATTTATATTGATGATAGCAGTAATTCCATTAATGTAAATTCAGAAAACAAGGGAACTTCTTATACTAGTAGGAGATATAAGATGGTTGCAAATAAGGATGCAGGATTAGATGCCACACCAAAAGAAAATATTGAGTTTACAAGCAATGGAGATAAATTCGAGATAAAAGCAGTATATCCACAAATTATAGAAGATACTTTATGTGGGTATATGTGTGATTTAGAAAGGATCGATTAGTATGTCCTTTGAAGTTATTGATTATATCACAAGAAAAAAGATTGGTATGCTGGCACTCTGTAATTTATTTGCAAGTAATTTAGAAAGGGATGCTAAAAGAAATGCTACTTGGACAGATAGAACATCAAATGCAAGACAAGGTTTAGAAGGTGGATGTGAAGCTGGTAGCAGCAATTACTCTATTTATATTGCTCATGGTGTTGACTATGGAGAAATATTAGAAGAAGGCTCAAAACCACATATTATAATGCCTAAAAATAAAAAGGCCTTGTACTGGAGAGGCGCTACACACCCAGTTAAAAAAGTAAATCATCCTGGGACAGAGGGCAAACCTATTATAGAACCAACACTACAAGCTAATAAAGAAATAATTAAAAATGCTGTAATTGATTATTGGAGTGATTAAAGATGAGAGCAGGAATAAGGCAACATTTAATAGATACAGTATCAGAGCTTAAAAATTGCTATGAACCTACAGTACCTACTAAAGATACGCTTAAACCTTATGCTATAGTATTACAGGGTTCTGATGATGACAATGGAGAAGTAGTTGGATTTAAAAGAACTATAGAGATATGGCTGTACGAAAAGAGGACTACTTTTAAGAACTTAGATTCCTTAGCTCAAAAGGCTATTTCTGCGTTAAATATGCAACCTATTAGTGATATTATTACAAACGAAACATTTACTTGTATTTATGATGGAGCAATAGGACAAGATGTTATAGACGAAGAATGGGATGCCATAGCTAGAGGATTGAGGTTTACTGTAATAGCATTAAATGAAGAAGATGAAGTTAATATTGATCCTTGGCTTGATGCTTTAAGCACATACACACAAGGACTAATTGATATTACTGTTTACCTGAATAATTGGAAAAAGAATTTTCAAGTACCTTCAATATTATGGAGAGTACAGAGCCAAAGTAAGGAAAGAGAGAATAGTGCTTTAATCAAAGAAAGTAAGACTATTGTAGGCCATGTTGCTAGTAACAATAAAAATGAAATTAATATGCTACTAGATAATATAGAAGATAGGCTTATTATGGATTTAAAGATACCTTTAGATTTAGTTAATAAGCGCTATCTAACTGTAGAAAGTGTTAGTGAGGATAGGGAAGCTGATATGCTTAGCAAAGGACAATTAACAGTAAAATTATCTAGAAGAAAAATGATACAAGATACTGCACCTACTATAGATAAAATTTATAGTAGAGGGAATATAGAATAGGAGGATTAGCATGGATAAAGAAGCAATAACTCAGGAAGAGTTATATCCAGTTAAAGATCTAATAAATAATTGTGAAGCACTAACAGGCTATAAGAAAGAAATAGCAGTTGGTGCTTTATTTGATTGTGAGAAAAAAGAACTAACAAAAGAAGAATTTAAAGATAAAATTAAAGTCTTTTTGAAAAGGAAGGTGAAGTAATCCATGGCAAGCGGATATTGGAGTGAGACAGATAAACCAACTAGACCGGGTTTCTATAACAGATTTAAAGCAGCGGCCTTATCAAGAATACAAGCTGGGAAACGTGGAATAGTTACGATGCCTGTAAAAGCAAATTGGGGTCCAGTTAAAACAGTAGTTTCAATAACTTCTGAAAAAGATTTAGGTATTAAATTCGGAAGTGATACTAACTTTACAGCTTATAAACTTGGAAGGTTAGCACTATTAGGTCAACCTAAAGAACTCTTATTATACAGACTTGCAGATGGTACTGAGGCTGTAGCTACTATTACATTAAAAGATACAACTGCGACACCTGTAAATGTATTAAAACTTGATACTAAGTATCCAACAACAAGAGAGTTTAATGTTACAGTTAGGAGCAACATTGTTGATGGAACTAAAAAGGATATTGTTCTATTTGAAGGTACAACTCAAGTATATGTATTTTCTGCATTAACAGGAACAATGGATCAAATAGTTGCTGCAATAAATGATAATCAAGAGAATTTATGGCTAAATGCAACTAAAATAGCAGCTGGAAATGGAACTCTAGCAAATGTTAGTAATCAGCCTTTAACAGGTGGAAATAACGGTGCAGCATCAGTTACAAATCAAAATTATATTGAGGCCATGGCAGCTTTTGAAAGCGTAAAATTTAATGGTTTTAGCTTAGACGGCATTACAGATCCATCTCTGCATACAAGTGTTAAATCTTGGGTAGAGAGAAATAGGCTAAATGGTAAGAAGATAAAAGCTTATCTAGGTGGTACCTCAGAAGAAACTATAGTTCAAGCAAATGATAAATCAAAGTCATTCAATTATGAAGGCATTCACTATGCTGGAGCAGTAGGAGGAGTATTAGACGGAATTGAATATACTCCATCAGAAACAGCTTGCTATATAGCAGCTTTAGGCGAAGGACAAGACTTAAAGGAAAGCTTATGTAATGCTAAAACAGTATTCCAGAATGTAACTAAGAATCTAACTGATGAGGAAATAAAAAGTGCATTAGCTGCTGGAACTATGGTTCTTAGATATGATGATGGAGCAGTTGTTATTGAAGATGATGTAAATACTCTTAAAATCTATGGAACAGATCAAGATGAAACATGGGGATACTTAAGGGCTATTAAGTTCATGGATGCAGTTGATGAAGATACTAGTTCTACAGGAAATGGTCAGTATGTAGGAAAAGTTACAAATGGAAGAACCGGTCAATTAGCATTACTATCAGCTTTAAAACAATATTTTGAAACCCTTGAAGCTGCAGGGCTAATAGAAGATTTTACAGTTGAAACAGATAAGGAGCTACAATCTAATGCTAAAAATGATGAGTTCTATTGGAGATGGAGTGCTCAATACATCAATGTTATGAAGAAGATACTTGGAACAGGATATATAAGATAGGAGGGATAGTATGTCTTTAGATGCTTCAAGAACTATACATGGTTCTAGTGGAAAAATATTAGTAGATGGTCAATGGCAGACAAATTTAACTGAATGCACTGCTGATGTTGAACTTGATAAAAAAGAATTAAATTTACTTGGAGATGATTGGACTAGATACAAAAAGGGTAATAAAAAGGGTACAGGTTCAATGAGTGGATATAAAATTTCCTCTGCTATGATTGAAAGAGGATTTGGTAGATTTGAGATAATAACAGCTTTAGAAGATCCTGAAGCTTATGGATTTGAAAGAATAAGGCTTAAAAATTGTATGGCAGATAAATTGCAACTTGTTAATTTAAAAGCTAATGAATTAGTAGAAGAGGAAACACCGTTTACTTTCGAAGGCTATGAATTGTTAGATAAAATTGAAATTCAATAATTTTAGGAGGGTATCATTATGGCAGATAATAAAAAAATAACTGATGAAGAAATACTAAACATGACCGAGGAGCAAATCATTGAAAAACTCATGGAGCCTACAAAAGTACCACAGGCTACATACTTTATTGACAGAGTTGGAATTCCGGTAACACTTAAAGGATTAAGTGAAAGGGAAATAAATAGAATTAGAAAAGAGTGCACCTATACCAGAAAAGAAAGAGGCAAGAGAATTGAAAAGCTGGATGATGAAGAATTTAATGCAGCACTAATTGAATCAGCTACTGTTACTCCTAATTGGAATAATGAAAAGTTGCTTGATTCATTAAAAGCTTCAGATGGAAGACAATTTATAAGAAAAAAGTTCCTTGCTGGAGAGACTTCTTCAATGGCAGATAGGATACTTGAATTAAGTGGTTTTGATAATGAATTAGAGGAGATTGAAGATATAAAAAACTCATAACTCGGGGTGGTAAGATTTGTGCTTTATATAATTTGTTTGTAAAGCATGATATGGACCCCGATTTTATTATGTCGAGAAGTGATATGGCGAGGAAATTACTCTTCGCCTTTTCTGATTATGAGATACAAGAAGAAAATAAAGAAAGAGAAAAAGCTAGTGTCCCGAAGGGGTGATTTGATTGGCTGCAAGAGAAATATATCGATTAGATATAAATATAGGTGTAACAGGTGATAATACATCACGAAGGCAATTAAGTGCTTTAGAAAGATATACACAACAAACCGAACGAAGAATGAATAGATTAAATAGAATACAGGCTAGTCCATCAGTAAGGTTAAATGATAGAATGACTAGGCCACTAAATACTATAGAATCTAGAATTAATAGTTTTAGCAAAACTGCAATTAAAAAATTAGCTGCCGTTGCAACTGCTGGTACTCTTATATTAGGAGGACTTGGTATTGGTTCAACAATAAACACATTCATGGATTTTGAAGCTAAGATGTCTAATGTTGCTGCTATTTCAGAAGCTACACAAAGTGAAGTAAAATTACTTACAGATCAAGCTAAGGAATTAGGAGCGAGTACCGCTTTTAGTGCTTCACAAGCAGCAGATGGTATGGCTAACTTAGCATCCGCAGGATTTTCAGTAAAAGAAACGATATCGGCAATGCCAGGTATGCTGAATTTAGCAGCAGCAGGGGCTGTAGATATTGCAACAGCTTCAGATATAGCAGCATCCACATTACGTGGATTTGGGCTTGAAGCAAAACAAGCGACACATGTAGCTGATGTTTTAGCAAAGACAGCAAGTGCAACTAACGCAGGTATAACTGATACTGGTGAAGCTATGAAATATATTGCTCCGGTTGCGAATGCTATGGGTATATCATTAGAGGAAGTTAGTGCTTCCATAGGACTAATGGCCAATGCTGGAATAAAAGGAGGGCAGTCTGGAACTACATTAAGATCAGCTTTAAGTAGACTCGCTAGTCCTTCAAAAGAGGCTTCTAATTTAATGAATAAGCTTGGCTTTGCAGCATTTGATAGTAAAGGTAAAATGCTATCCTTGAGTAAAATAGTACAAAACTTGCAAAATAGTACGAAAAATCTAACGGATGAGCAGAAACAAAATGCTATTGCTACTATCTTCGGACAGGAAGCTATGAGCGGAATGCTTAGCTTAATACAAGCAGGACCTCAAGAATTAAGTAAACTGACGCAAAGTTTTATTACAGCTGATGGAGCTGCAGAGAAGATGGCTAAAACTCAGCAAGATAATCTTAAAGGTGCGTTAGATCAATTGAGCGGTGCAGTGGAAACATTGAAAATTAATGTTGGAGAAAAATTAGCACCGTATATAAAAGAATTTGCCAAGTGGCTAACAGATAAAATGCCTGAAATAGAAAATGGTGTCATGGGTGTAGTTGACAAAGTATCGGATTTGGCAGAAA